CTTGTTGCATCTGTAGTTGATGATGATACTCTTGCATCTGTTGTTGCTCAGGATTAGGTTGACTACCTTGCATAAGGGAATTAACAATCTGGTCTCTGTTATGAATAGAAGAGTTCTGCATCATAGCGAGTAAGATTACATTAAAAGCAGGTGAATCTTTAGGAATAGCTTGTAACATCTGTACCATCTGAGTCATTTCTAACTCTTTAGCCATGATTCCCATAGTTGAATAAGGTATGAACTTGTAATCATTAACAGGGTAACGCTCAACATCGAACTGAATCTTACGCCACATTGATTTATTAATCAAAGGAATAAGGAAAGTGTTCTGGAAATTCATTAATGTACGTTTCTGTCTCTTAATAGAAGCAGATTGTGCCATAGACATACCTGAAGAGGTAGCTCTATCAGCAGTACCAGCATCAGAAGAGCCAGTTCCCATCTGAATCATATTTTGAAGTGAGGCGACCTGAGTAAACGTGCTTTGGTCTGTGGTTCCCAAGTCCAAAGGCATTAAAGCTTCGCGTGGTGAACCATTAGTTAGTATTGTCTTACCAGGTCTAACCTCAAACTTAATACCACGAGGCAGTCTAGTTGCATCTGCTGCCATCATAGGTGTAGTTGTTAGGGCGAGAGAGTCAATTCTTGCTCTCATCTCAGCATCTAGTGCCTTTTGAGGGTTGTAACCTTTCTCACAAACACCTCTACCCCAGAATTTGTTAGGAACAATGTCATGTTGGTAACTTATAAACGGTCTATCTACCATCATGAAAGCATTTTCCTCTGCTCTTAGTATGTATTCGTCATTAACTAAAGTAACGACAGCTTCAACAAGCTCATCTTTCTTAGTGTATTCAAAATCATCTTGGTCTTTCTTAGGTTTTAAGAATCGCTTAGGTACAAGCCCCCAGTATTCTGTAATCTTAACGGAATCTGACTCATCCGCCTGTTTCATCTCAGGGTCATAGCCAAATCTAATAGTATCGTAGTCACCATCTAAAGGAACATCACGATAAATACCAGACTTAATACCTTCAACAACGTGGTATCTAGGTTTAATAACCTCATGTGCAACACCTAACGCTTCATTAATAGAATTAGCGGAAGGGTCTATTAGAAATTCTTTAGGAGAGATAGGTTCTAGTTTTACATCAATAGAAGGTGTTTCAACTAACTGACGTGTTGTAGTCATAGTACCTTCAACAGGTTCTTCTACGGGACTACGTTCTATATTCTGTTCAACAACAATCTTACCGACACCAGTACCGTAAATAGCAGAGTTAAGGAATATCTCACAGACAGCATCCTTAACACCATTCTTTTCTAGGTCTTCTTGTAGTAGATTGCGGACATATTCAGCATCAGTCTTATCTTGGTCTAACATATCGTCTTGAATGTCGAACCATTTCCCTCTACCGAAGGTAGCTTCTTCTAATTCTGCAACTGAGGACTCAACTGCCTGTTGTAAAGCAGGAGCAATGATTCTTGATTTCTCAGATTCTCTAGTTCTGTCTGATTGTAACCAGATACCACGCCAAAGACGGTAATACTCATCCCACTGTGTAACATAGTTTACATCTCTATGGGTTCTCCAGCTTTCTAAGCGGTATGACAACCACGAAGCAAGAGCTTGATACTGAGTTTCCTTGTCATTAAACATAAGTTATTGATTTGTATAGGAATTTAGGCACAATATATCATAAAGTAAATAGGAATATCAACTATTTTTATTAATAACCTGAAATAACATCCTCAGGTTCCCATTCTTCATCGAATTGTATAGAGTGGGCGAAGTCCGCAATACTTACCTGGTCTATATAGGACAAGGCATCTAGAAGGTCATCATGTGATAAACGTGAAGGGAAGTCCAGCATCTGTGAAATGAAGAATCTCCAGTCTTTATCCTCATTAAAGGTGATTTGTTGGTGTTCCATCCGACCTTGAAGGGACCAAGTGATGCGTTCTGACTTCTTTTTACCGCCATGTCGTAGTTCATCTATGTGAACAAAGCGATTAGTAGCTCTCATCTCATCTTCTAGGTAAGGAAGTATAGCGTTCTTCAACGAACCAGTCTCAATACCCACAGTAGTAGCTTCATTGACCGAAGCTGCCTTTAATATCTTAGAAGCAGTCTCTTTAATAGACCACCTTCCGTGCATAATATCTTTAACCCACCACTTATCTCGGTCTATCTTAACAATAGCAATAGCAGTCTCGTCTAATTTAGAGGATTTAAGCCCCCTTTCTTTCTCAGAAGCCTCAAAACCAGCAGGGTCAACCGAAATAACGTAGTTTCCTTCCTCAGGTTCAGTACCTTGTAAGAACCATTCCTCTTTAAAGATACCACCAGAGAATGTTTCAAAGGATGCCTCGAACTCTTGTCTAAACGCCATAGAAGACATAGACTTCCTAGCAGTCTCAATCTCATCTTCTGGTATATAGGGATTATCAGTGGAGTTATAGGAGAAGGTTTCCCAGTCTTCATCGTTTTTAGACTCAGTGTATAGGTCATAGAAGTGATTCTTACCAGCAGGTGTACCGATAAACAAAGCACCACCTCTTACGTCTGCCAATGTAGGTCTAATAATCATTTCCCACACATCAGGTCGCATAGAAGCATACTCATCTAATACAACATAAGCAAGACCAACACCACGAAGAGTATCAGGTCTATCAGAACCTTTAAGGTAGATTCTTCTTCCGTTTGTTAAAGTTATTCTAGCGGTATTCTCATAGGTATCTTGAATAAGGTCTCCCCCGAGTTCCTTAAGCATATTCCACATGATATCTTTAGATTGTTGGAAGGTAGGACCGATATAGAAGACATCCTTAGAATCAGATTGTAATGCCTTGATTAACAATATCCATGCAGCTAATCTAGACTTACCAAAACGTCTTCCTGCAGCAACAACCTTAAATCTAGCCTCTGAATTGAATATCTCTAATTGAGCAGGATGTAACTCAACATTAAGAGTACCCACTACTCAGTCCAGCTTTGTCCAGTAATACCCATTAACTCTCTATAGTTACCTACAACAGGAAAATGTTCCCCATTAGATAAACTAACTTTAGTTAAATCATCATCTAACCAGGAAAAGTACACAATAGCGTCTATGCTTACAATCGTAGGTATAGTCTCATCTATTCTAGAAGACACTCTTTCTAGTAATATTGAATCAAACATCTTGTTTCTCCTCTTCTTTTACAATAGTAGCGATGACCTCATCATCACCTTTAGTCTTTAATCTCTTAGGTTTATTGACCTTAGCCATCTCTTCTATCTGTTCAGTCGTTCCAACATTGATAGTCAACCCACCTTCACTCTTAGTGTGTTTAATCTCAATAGCTTTCTGAGCAGGAACAATTCTATCCATACACATCTTTAAACAATGAACATCACCTTTCAACGCCTTAGCAATGACAACCTCAACAATCTCTTCTCCTCTGGAGCTTAAGAGTTCTCTAGCAAGTTGAGTGTATTTATTAACAGAACCTTTAGGTCTTCCGTTAGGGTTAGGGATTTGACCTTTCTTAAAAAGGTGAGGCATAGTCTTTCTTTTATCAACCATCTAGTTATCCTATATAGGGCTAAACATTATAAACATTAATCGAACCACCTAAGTAACTTAAGTAACTTAAGCCGTAGGCTGGCTCAGAGGTGAAGACCGATAGGTCTTTAACTCGGAGTCATAGAACTTAAGCTCTACTCGGATTTAGGTGTCTCTGTCTTGGATTTCGGTGTAGTAGACTACTTAGAAGACCTTTAATAAAGCTTAATAAACATAAAGGATAATCTAATAGTTACTCCTCAGAAGGTAATGACGGTTCTCCCTAGAACCCGAGTTTACTTAAGTAGTTAACTTAGGTTCGATTGTAGCTGATAAACAGACTAAAGTAAAGCCGAAACCCGCTTTTCTTACTAAATTAATAGTTATCCACATAGTTATCCACAATTACTTAATTAAATCTATAATTAATTGAATAAACCCAAACTCCTCTCTCGTCTAATTATGATAGTTTATTAATAGTACGGACTCACCAACTAGGCTCCCCCTGTAGCGGTTCTAGAGTAGCAG